ATTTTGTTTTGCTCATCCGGGGCTTGAATAGTTTTATAACCCTCTTTTTCAACTCTCTTGTGAACCGTTGGAACTGAACAACCCCACAATTGGGCTAATTCAGAGATTTTATATTTTCCCATCTATCTATCCTTCATTAATTTTTGTAAAAAATCTACTTGACATGATTTAAACATGAAAGTTATCATGTATCAAGTAACAAAGCATGGGTTTGTTACGAAAATTAAATAAAAAAAAATAGCCTTCACATTGTGAACGCTACCCAATATCAAAATAAAACTTATAAATCTTTCAAAAACATGGTAGCATAATTCACGAAGTGGGGCAAGTGTATCTTGGAAAAATTAGGGAGAGAGAATTTATGCAAACCATGAGAAAGCATGCCACACATGGCATTTCAGCATTTGAAATTACGCAAAAAACATTAAGAAATCTTAACAAATTCAATTTAACCCCGGTTGCAAAATTGGTTTTACTTGAATTAACAACACACCTTAACGAAAAAACAAATGGATCTGTTGTGTTTCCGTCAATAGAATACATTGCAAATATTCTAGGTGTTGGGTTGACTGCAACCAAAAAGGCAATAAAAGATTTAATTAACGAGGGGCTTCTAATTAAGTCGAAACGTTCGAAAGTAAACGGTAACTACAACAAGTATCTCTTAACCCCGAAAGTTCAAAATCCGACCTCTGAACGGTCGCAAAACGAACTTTCTAAACAGTCGGATTCCGACCGTTTCATGATGATAACAAATAATCATGAACAAAATAAAGAACAAACAACAAAAGATGTTGTTGTTTTAAAAACAATTCAAACTAAAACCGTTACTCTTGAAGATGTACCGGAAAGCATAAAACGTAATGACAAAATAAAGGATAAGTGTGCTTATTGGGCTTCACTAAGTGAAGAAGTAAAAAAATCTTACTTGCAGAAAAAGCCAAAAACAGCAAGCAATAATAAGATGTTGCAAAAAACACAACAAGTTATAAAAGATTTAGAATTCGCAAAAGCTAATTGTGCAAAGGTTTCTAACGATTACTTTAATTCTATCCGGAGTAAGATTTGTAATAAAATGTAAACTAGTAATGCGTTCACAATGGGCAAGCTTGCAACTGATTTAACCAATAAAAAAGCCCCGGGGTTATCCCCGAGGCTTAAAGAAGAATATTCATGAAGGTTTTGTGTAAAATAAGTTAGATTTTATTATAAATTCCGTTTTTGTATCTTAATACTTCTTTTTTTAAATTAGTTGGATCATAGCTTATATGCACCCAACATCCGCTTTTTCCATGTTCTTCAATTAGTTGTGTGAACGGTACACCGCAATTTCGAATGAATGTAACAATTTGCGCTACTGTCAGGCCATTTACAACGAAATCACACGCTTTACCGTATTTATGCGCACTTGTCGGAGAACCGCCAACTTTTTGATTAAGAACGTTGCACCGGTAACCACTTGTTACAATCATTGGTTTATTCAATTTTGTTCTAATTGGTTGTAAACAGAAATAAATAAGCTGTAATAGGTTATCAAGACTGTTAACATCCGGCATATTGTTTATATTTAATCTTTTCGCTGTATCAGAGTGAATAAGTTCACTCATTTTGAAATTTAAAACCATTTTAAAACCCTTTTATTAATTGGTTATAATCGAAATCATAGATTAGATCTAAGTGTAATTCCCGCTTGCTGAATAACCACATAAGATTAAAGTTAACCGCATTGCCAATAATTACCTTCTGCCATTTGCTCATGTTCTCCAAACAGTCTAACATACGGCGGAAACGGGCATTAGTATCATTGAATGACGTATCAACGATTTCAATATATTCTAGCGGTATATCCTCACAAATAGTCATATTGCCTTTATAGCGTAATAGCTCCATTTGCCTTAATTGGAATATCGACAAGTTAACCTTCAATGCTTTATGGTACACACACTCGTAATCGTGTTGTGTGCACGCTCTAAGGTCGTGATTAAAGTTATCCCCCGCAATCGGATGGAATATTGCGGGTATTGTATACCCGTCTGTGAAAGTATTACGGGGTGTTAGATATATGCACCCGTCATAATCTTTGTATAGTTGATTATCAAGCGTGTACCAATAACCTTCAATTGAAGTTTGTCCTATTCTTGATTTTGTTGTTAAAAATTCGCTCATAACATTTACCTTTAAGAAAAAGGGCGAGGGAAAAAGCAATAAAAATCAAGATGTGTAATGATAATAGGTACTTTAAATTAAGAAAGGAACCCTTCCCCCGCCGCATGTAAAGCATCTAGTTAGTCTTGTTAGTTATTTTAATAATTTACGATTTTTTCTGATCAAGTTTTTTAACAATAAAATTTTGAATCGCAGTTTTAACATGGTTTTTAACCTGTTGAAAAAGTTCGTCTTTGTGTTCTTCATAAAGGTTTAAAGCCTGTTTTTTGATTTCTGGCATTTCTTCGATTGCTTCCTTAATAAGGCGCTTAACAATTGCCTTTGTTAAAGTTTTAATTGGATGTAAAAATTTCATTAGATACCCCCTTTTTTGTTCAACATTTTATAAATTTCGTCGATTTTATAATTCATACTATTGAATTGTGTCTCTAACCTATTCATAACCTCTTTTGAGGCATAATCTGCCTTAACTTCTTCCAAAACTTCCCGGTGTGTTTTTTCTAATTGTACCGGAGTTACAAATAGGTTATATTGCATAAAAAATGCCATTGCTACCGCCAACCATGGCGCATATTTTAAAATTGCTTCTTTTTCCATTACCCCATCCCCAATGCTTCACGTATAAATTGTAATGCTTGAATATACATGTTGTTAACCTCCAATAAAATCAGCCATTTTAACCCTTGAGCATTCGTTAATGAATTGCGCTGTTATCGGTTGGTTTTTAACTTGTAAACTCTCCATGTATTTGGTTGTTAACTCTTTTGTAAAATCTGGCAACTTGTAAGCAATCGGTAATACTGGACTTCCTCCGCTTATTAAAGCAATCGCTAATAAGGGTAAATCGTTATTAATAAAATCATCTTGTGAACCATCCGCCAACGTTGGCTTACGTCTTATCCAACCCAAAGAAGTATTAAAGAATTCTTTATAAAATTCTTGCTCTCTTCTTTTAGCTTGTTCATCTTCATAATGAGTATTAATAATAATTTCACCATCTTTATATATATAATGCTCAATATCATTATATATATCTTCAGTAATCTCAATACTGAATATATCTTCACCAGTACACGGACATTGACTTTTCCCAATTAGTTTATTATGTTGTATAATTGCGTAGTATTCCATAATTCCCCCCTATAGATTAGTTCCAATTCTGCGGTAACCGTAAGCATATATATTAGCGCTCCCTGCGTTCGAAGCCTCAGCGCCAATGGTTACACTTCTATTCTGTCCTACCGGAATTATTAAAGTGCTTGCATCATGAACAGTCAATGCGCTATTTGTCCGTTCTTGAAGCATAAACAACGGAGAGGTTATTATATCGCTCTGTACAGACAAATAAACCCATTTCCCGGATGTGTTTGTAACTGAAATTTCTCCAGTAATTAGAACCTCGTAATTATAACCATCATTTGGCAAATATGAAGAAAGCGATACAGTTTGGTCGCTTGTCGGAGCAGAACCAGATAACAACGTCAATGAGCTATACACCCACTGGCCGTCAAAATTATTGGATGTTATTGGAATGTCTGAACCTTTAACTATATTAGAAGTGTAATTTTCTACTGATAATGTTTGATAATAACCACTTGCCCCACCTATCATAATATATTTATCGAATATTAAAGATGTGTGATCTGATTGAAGGTTTAAATTAACTCCAGGATATTCATAATAATTACTAGTTGACCACGTCTCACCATCATCGGAGTAAAATAATTTTCCATCAACATTTAATGCGTAAAATTTTTCAGAATTTTCATCATAATAAACTTCTCTTAATCCCTGCCCTACTAAAGTTTCAGTTGTCCAATAGCTTGAACTTAACGGATTTGTGGAATATGCAATAGTTGTCCCATGTGTACAAGCAACCCATTTACTATTATAATAAGCTAAAGAACACCAATCACCAGTGCCTATACTGTTATCAGAACTTGAAAAACTTGAAAAATCTTGAGTTGTATATATATAACCATTTTTAGTAATGATATAATACTTTCCATCATCTGAATTATATTTAACGTCCATTGGGCTATAACTTGAACTTAAAGAACTGAAAATAGTAGTTGTAGGTTCTAACCATGTTACACCGTCTGTCGATTCTGTATAATAACCGTCAAGAGTTAAAGCTACAAATTTTTCTTCTGTTATGGAGTAATCCATACAAGACCAATTCGTTACAGTTTGATTATTTATTTTGATTATTGCGATTGGTGTACTCTCGAAATTGATCCCATCATTGCTTACATATATATAACCATACGTATTCAACGCATAAATTTTGTTTTCAGCTTTACAAAATGATTGTAAAGCACTAGATGTACCAACATTTTGTCTAGTGCTCCAAGATTTACTTAAAATAGTTTGTGTTATTCCGTATTGGTTATCGAAAACACATTTAGCGCTTGGGTATTGCGTATTTGTACTATCACTCGATATAGTGGTGACTTTATTAGCCATTTCTTCAAATTGTGCGCCTGCAATCGCTACCCCGCTTTGTGCATTTGTACTTTCCGGGTTATACGTTTGATCTGCGGGCGCAAGTTCACCTTGTTCAACCGATGTTATTTGTCCTTGCGCGTTAACAACAAGGTTTTTAACATATTGGTATGTATCAGGAACAACACCAGTCGGTGAATTGTCAACATATAATTTCCCGTCTGTTCCAATTGTAATTTTATTATAATTATCAGTTGAATTTAAATTACTTATTAAATTTTCAAAAGTAATATTTTGCACTTGATTACTTGAGTCATTCGTCAATACCATTAACTTATTATCAGTAGTAATATTTAGAGTTTCTGCTAAATCCCTAACTTTTATATTTGCCATTTTTTAAAATCCTTTATTCCTTACGAAAAGAGAGGGTTATAAACCCTCTCTTAATATAATCATCCGCTTATTAACTATGTTGAACTTCCTGGAGTTAAAACAGAGAACGGGTAACGTGTTGCAGATGTGCTGTTAGCACGTGTAACAGGGTTTGCAACTTGTACACCTAATCTCATTTTAAATCTCATTGCCGCCATATCTTGTTGAGCTAAAGCATATACCACGTTCTTTGTTGATGGGTCTATGATTGTAGCTTCTGTTAATAATCTGTATTCGATATCTTCTCTGATAGCGTAAACAGCTTTACTCCAATCACCTGCAATCATCAAGTAATCGTCAGTATCAAAATTTCCGTTTCTATCGAAGTAAATTTGTTCTCCTAACAATCTGTCAGGTTCTGTTTCAGTCAATGAACGTAAGAAAATAGGGTTTTTAACCGCGTCTCTCAAATCTCTTAATTGAGCTTTCATTGTATTAGCAGCATAAAAACCGTTTACGTTGAAACCGTCTTCTTCAACTAAATTCATTAAACCGCCAACACCGATAACATCACTTGCAAGGTCGGTATTTGTACCTACTGCTATTGTGTTTCCTGCGGTTACTGCAGCAGGAGCAATAGCAGTTGGCCATGAGGATGGTTTATTTACTCCAAAGAAAGCCGCTTTATCGATTACAACACCGAATGCTGCTCTAACTTGTGGAACGATTTCAGCCCACATGTCATAATCTGCATCGGCTAAAACGTTTTCAGGAACAGGGATTATACAAGCGATTTCTTCTGCTGTTAGTGTTAATGTTCCCCATTCCATTTGGGTAGTTGTTTTAATTCCTATATCATCATCTCCAGTATTGCCTGATGATTGGTTTACGAAATATGCCATCGGTAAAGAATTTAAAACAGGTCTTTTATCTTCTTTTCTTGACATATTAGGTAATCTACGTGCTAAACGTAAAAATGCGGACTCTTGCGGTAATTCTTGCAAGATTTCACGTGAATATTCTACAGGTATTAAACCTGCTGCATTGGTTCTGTTAATTATTGCCATATTTTAAATCTCCTATTTTTATTATTACTATTTTTCAACCATTCCACCCGTTTTGGCTATATGGTTATTCTGCTATGCCTCTTAAAAAATTGTTTTTATCAGCATTATTTGTATTGTTTTTAACTATTTTGTCTTTTATTTTTGGTTCGCCCCCGATTTTTTTAAGTTCATCGGCTTTAAATTTTTCGAGTGCGGTTTTTGCACTCTCTTCCTTTTGAGCTTTTAAAAGTGCTGCAAATTTACCCGCTTGTATAGCTGGGTCTTTTTCATCCACTATCCCCATAAACTCATCAGGGTTTAAACCAACCTCTTTAAATGACTGCCTAAACGCTTCTTTACGCTCAAATAGTGCCGTTTGATTACGGTAATATTCAAGCTGTTCTTCTGCCGTCTTGCTTGCTAGGTCTTGAGTTTCTTTCTCTTTAAGAAGTTGAGAAATTTTACTATCTTTACCTTTGCTCTCTTTTAACAACGTTTCAAACTTAGCGTTTAAATCGTCAAATTGTTTTTGGATGTCATTTTGCCCGCTTCCATCCTGTGCGTTTTCGTTTGCGTTTGTGCCTTCTCCTGCCGTATTTGTTTGCACGTCAGCATTAGCACCACCGTCTAATTCTGTCATAAAAATACTCCTTATTTGTTACTGCTTCGGATTTACAACAAATCCGCTAATTTTATTTTCGGTAAATCTAAATCGCTATTTGGGTTAAGTTGATAAACGTTTAAAACCTTTATAGCTACTTCTTTTAAATGCCTTCTTGCTGTCGGTAAGGCTTTATTACATAAAGTATGCCCGTTTTGGTCTGGTGTCGTTTTATAATCAAAATGTTGGTTATTTGAATTCAAATCAATTCCGGCTAAAACAATGTTTTTAAACCCTTTTAAATATGCCCAATTCATACCTATTGATGGAGTATGAATACACATGTGAAGGGTATCCGGTTTCGTTGAGAATTTAAAATCTTTATTAACGTTGTAAAGCTCACAATTTCCATGAGTATTTAACAAGTTATAACTTTTTGCGTTAGTATCTTTTGAATACTTGATATTTGTTATAATTCTGTGTTGTGGTTGTACTTCTGGAACTAAATCATCATAAAATATGACATATTCCACTTGAGGGAATGAGTTTACAAAATAATTACATCCCATTGTATGATATTTTTTACATAAATCAGGGATATAATCCGCAATTTCGTTAATAAAAGTGCTACGACCAAAAATTATTAAAGTATCATTGTAATTAAGCATATTTATAAGTAAACATCCCTCTTTTATTTTCACCGCAAAAATGTAAAATTTTAGGGTTTAAAACACTTCTCCTACCGTAATTTCTGTTAAAGCAATAGTTCCATTTTTCATTCACGACCTTAATTTTATCGTGAAAGCACCAGTTTATAACCGTTTCATCTGCTGAAAAAGGTTCCTGTTTTCCTATTGCTCCTTTCCAGTTTGTTAGAATCTGTTCAAAATAATCATCTTTATTCATTAAAGGGATATTAAACATCATCATGCCGGAAATAACGTAATAAGGGAGCCCTAATTGCCTAGCTTGTACATTTGAATATTTATGACCTCTACAAGCTATTAAATAGTTATTTTCAAAATCTGTATTGTAAAGCTCTGTAATATCGCCCAAACATAGAGTATCGCAATCAATATACAATGCTCTGTCTAATTCCGGGAATATTTTTGGGATTAATAACCTCAAGAAACAAGCCTTTGTTACGTGCGTAAACCCGCATAATTCGTTTGTAAATTCGTTTAATAATCCTTCTTTATCCTCTGTAATCTCGTAAAATTTAACATCCGGATTATAATATAAAAAGCTCTCTTTAGAACGTTTTAAAAGGTTATTAAGTTTGTTATCATGACAATAAATTATATTCATAAATCATTTAGGTTTATTTGCTACATATTCTTTTGTATATTGAGGATATTCCGCCGTCATTACCTCATCATAAGGGGCGGTTATTTTAATTCCCTTCCCTTTAGCAAAAAATATAAGCTCTCTTACGTTTTCATACTGTTTTATTTTTCGTTCTGCCGGGGTTTCAAACCTCATACCATATAAAGCAATCTCTTTATAACCATTTAAGATTGCATAAGCTATAACATAAGATACGGTATTGTTGAAGTAATGCCCGCCAATCATGTTTTCTATTTCTTCAAAAGGGAAGTTATCACGTGTGAAGTCTTGCCCCTTTGAAAACGGTTCAAAATGTAAATCAAACCATAAATCTACTCTATGTGTCGGATTTTCCCATTCTCTTTTGTTTATGCCCCATATATCCCAATCAGGGCTTTCAAAAGGGGCTTTAAATTTTGTGTTAAGTTTTCCTAAAATCGCTACTTTTTTATTCATTTTGCTATTGTTTTTACTTTTTCCGCTTGCTCTTGCAATCGTTTACACTCGTTTTTTAATTCCTCTTCATTCAAAAATACAATATATTGCGTTTCTCTATCATTTATGCACCATTGAGCCGGGGAAGATCCTAAACGGTAATATATACCATCAGGGTACATATATAAACCGCTTGCAGTTGAAATAAATCCATCCATGACCTTAGATTGAGTTCTTTCCCGTCCGTCAATCGTTGCCTTAAGTTTTAACCGCATATTTGAATATTTGCTCTTCATTTCATTAAACATATCATATTTAGCGAAAGCATTCATTCGCATTACTTCGGTTCTTGCTATACGGTATGTTTCATATATTGAGCCGTTACGGTGTGTGAATTTACCCGCCTCAATCAATGCCTTTGATTTATCGGTGTATCTGCCTTGTGCATCACGAAAACCCATAACAATATCAATTTTTTTTTGAATATCTTTTATCGCTAATCCGTCGTTTCTGCCGTCAGCTATGATTTTTGTAATTGTATCCGCCGCTTTTTGACTTCTTACACTTACTGATTTTTCAGTAAATACCCTGTTTGTGTACTTAAATGGGGCGGTTTTTGGTAAAACTTCATAATGTTTTGCCGGAGGTAAACTCTCATCAAGTAATTTTTCAACAAGTTTAACGTTTTTGTCTTTCGCATCGTTCAAGGCATCTATTATCATACCTTTTAAGCCTGTGTACACCTTGCTATATTCAGTATACACATATTTATTCATTTTAACCAAATCACCATCGGATATATTATTGTAAACAGTCTTTCTTATAGTTTGATACCCTGCCACACATTTTGCGTTTGTTTCGGCAATTTTATCAAGCTCTGATTGTTTTTCTTTTTTAATATCTTTATTTGATGGTTCTTTCATTTTGCGATTTTATGTTATAATATCCCTATGAAAAATAATATTATTGATTTATTAGGTTTTATATGGTTCTTTTACGGTGCAATATTTGCTTTTATAACAATACTATTAGGGATATGCGGCATCCGTATGGATTATTTATATGATAATAATTCCTTATACAATGTAGTAGGCAATTTCTTTATAGTATTTTCTTACTTATATTGCCCGATAAGAGTATTTTTTAGAAAACCTCTTTTTATATATTAGGTATTGCATCGTAATTCTCATTTACTGCATCTTTTGCAAGTGTTTCTGCTGTTGCATCATCGTATCCGCTACGCTTCAATATTTCCGCATTCGGCAACATACCGCCTGCTTGTCGTAAGTCTTTTAAGATGGTCATTTCATCTTTTGGCATTGTACGTATGAACTGATAATCGATATCATAGGTTGAATAATCCCCTACACTCTTAATATCAAGCCCTGTCCAATAGCTTTTAAGTATTCTATCAAGATATTCAAGGGATTTCATCCATTGCTGCTCTGTGAACTTACAATCTTGCTCCATATTAGCGTACATTTGCATAATTTGAAAAGCTGTAGCACTTGTTAGACTTCCCAAGGCTTCTGGGTCAATACTTGCTGCTACAATCCATATACTTTTCCAAGTCTTTTCCGTTATATATTTGACAAATTCAGGGTTTACATCCTTTGTAATAAATCTTGCTTCTCCTGTTTCCGTAGGTGAAACAATAACCCCGGTCTTTTGCATTGTGCCTTTTGTTTCTTCATCTATAAGCCCTAAACCCTTTAAAAGTAAATATGCTTGCCTAAATGTTGCCCATTCTGTAATATTATCAGACATTAAGCGGTCGTAAGCATCCATTAGAGTAACGGCATTTTGTGAATTCCCACGGTTTAATTTGTTGTTTTTCCATTCCACAAGCGGAATTTCTGTAAATCCATGTTTTGTTTCCGAAATTAACTCTTCAACCCTACCGGACTTTGTTAAACGGTATTCACGCACATATATTTTATCGTATTCATATAATTTTATGCGTTTTTCTTTTTCGTCCTCTTCGTAAACGTCAGCCTCTTCTGGTTCTCCGTTATCATCGTATTTAATGCGTGCATTCCACGCTTGAACTTCTTTACATCTAACAGGATAACTAAGACTTGTTACATCTTCCCCTATTTCTTCATCTTTCGGTTTATCGATATAACAAAGGGTATAAGTATTACCCCACCCTGCACAACTTGCCATTAAGTCAGTATAAAGGCTTTCTATATTATTCAACCGGTCAAATTCTTTATATTTTTCTTTGACCTCTTCTTGTATCGTGTCGGCATATTTACGTTGTATATCTCCTGCAAGATACCCCGCTTTTTTATTCATAATAACCGCAAAATTATTAAATGTTGCTCTAACATTCGGATCAGACATTGAAACCGCTTGACGTGCAAAAATAGGAACACCATCAGCCATTTCCGGATTTATCCAATCAAATTTTCTTGCCGGTACGTTTTCACTACGTAAATGTAGGTTATATTTTAATCTGTCTAGCTCTAAAAATTTTTTATCTTTAAAATCTAACATTTTTTATCCTTTTATGTTGAACTGTCATTAAATCCGTAATCCCTAGCGGTTATTGTTGCCGTTCCGTCGTCATTATATTTTATATCGGTAACGGTACAATCATATATAGTATCTTGCCCTAAAGTGAATAAATCACCGTCATAATGCCAAGTATCTTGAATGCCTGTTATATCCCCTGCACCTTTTACAATCCCATCATAAACAACCGGTTCTATGTTTACAATGTAATTTAATCCGGAGTTTAAAACGTTGTAAATGTTAATAACCGCTTTTTCATTAGTGTAATCAAGTGACCGTATAACGATTTTTGCATTTTCAGGAATTTCAACATCTGAATAAAGCTCAAATCCTGTTAAATTACCGTTTTGAGTAATTACCGACTTTATTAAACCAGTGCTTTCATTTTGCATATTAGCAGTATTTGAAATATAAACCCTATCGAGTAACATCATATTCATTGCTTCAAGGTTTACATCAAATTCAAATTGATTACGCTTTGTTTGAATTGTTTCAAGCTCGAAGGCTACAATCTTTCGAACGCTTGCACGGTCGCATACATACTTGTATTCTTTTTTTACAAGTTCATAATCTAAATCCGTTTTCCCTGCTTCCGGTTCATCGTTTACTTGCCCATTATACCAATATAGGGTTAACTCATCCTCTGTCCAATCGTCATTTTCAACAAAAGAAGCTCTTATTGCTTCTGTTTGTCGTCCTACATTTGGTGTCCATTTAAAATTCCAAGAATTGTGCATGTTGAACAATCCTATAGGTATTTTATTCGGTTTATCGGTTACAAATGTATGTTTACCGTTATAAAGCGGTATCATTGCAGTTTGTGAATTCTGTAATATAGCGTTTATAACCTCACCTATTTTACAGGCCTCAGCTATAACCCCATCAGCTTTATAACCAGATTGCTCGCACCAGTTATAATATTCAATTAAACTATCATTATCAATATGGTTAACGCTTTCAGCTCGTGGGTTTACGCTATCATCTGTCAACAAATAACGAATAACCGCCGCCGGGTTAGAGGTTTTAGTTCGTGTGTTCCAGTCTGTGCCGTTCCATATTGGAATCAAAGCTTCTGCTATATAATTAAATTTCTTTAACGTTCCCGACAAACCTTTATAAGCCGTTGCCTCAAAAGCTATTTGATTAACTTGAGGTAATACAATAGGGTTTACAACATCCCCAGGGCATCTAAATTGGATTTCTGCGCAATTCGGATAACCGACATCATAATTTGATTTTACCGCAAAATCAGCGCTTCTAACTCTTACAATATATTTCCCTGCCGGCAATTCAAAACCAATTGGACGGAAAAATAATTGGTCTGCTACATTTAGATCTTTTGGACTGTAAACGGTAACTTGAGAACCGCTAACGGTTGTACTAGAACTTGATAAAGGTTGTTTATTCCCGCTAACATCCCTAATATATAAGGCGCTTGCGTTTGAGATAGGTTGCCATTGGCCGCCTTCTTGCTTATATTCTATTTCGATTGTGGTATTTCTGCTTTTACGTTCACCAGTATTTTTATTTAATTTATAAAGTCCTTGACTGAAACCTATTATTACATCTATTTCAGTACAATTATCCGGGGAAGTATTGAGAACTTCACTCATAGAACCTAGGTAATTGTTAATTGATGTATTCAGAGTAACACTATTAGAATAATTTCCCGCGGTTACGCTTTCAGACACTAAAACGACATCTAATTCATTATCAATTTCAGTTTGGTTACCTCTCGTTTGTGTGTTTGGCGCGATTTGAACCGATACAATATAATCTAATAATGTGTTTCCACCATTACTCCAAGTATAAAAACCATTATATATATAATCATTTCCGCTTTGTGTTAACTGATTAGCGGTTACCGTGAATTCATTCTCTAGAGTTGCCGTTACTGTAACGCCGGAAACTTCTTTTTGGATGGTTACAATCGTTTGAAACCCTTTAGAAGCAAATTTATCAATATCTACATTAGTAAATTTAATTTGATAACCTAAAGTAACACTATTAGCGCTTACAGATACGTTATAACTATAATTAGATGATTGATTTACTGTTTCATCTGCATTATATGATAATTCTTCATCAACGCTTATCGCTTTGCAATTCTCATAACCGATAAAATTATTACTTCCGCTTACTTGCTGAATATCTAAATAATCAACGGAATATTCATTTACACTTGTTTCCCCAAGCTTAAAATCTGAATATACAACGTTGTTATAATTAGCAATAAAATATTGTCTATATTTGTTTGTGCTTGACCCGTCTTGAACTAATCTGTAAGGGGTTTGAGCATAAGAAGGAGTTTGTTGAGTTCGTCCAAATACAACCGGAACAATGTCATCTGATATATCATTACTAGCCCCTTTCAATTCAGGTTGAGTAGTTGAGGAATATTCTTTCCTTTGAGTTGTGGAAGCCCCCGCCCCTGCTCTACCTGCTAGGGCCCGGCTTAAAAAAGACACTCCAAAACTTAAAGCAGCAGAAGCTAAAGTTGAAGCTACAAGCCCGGTTACGATTGCCACTGTCGATGTTGCCGCTGCCGTAACACCCACAGAGCTTAAAATAGCTGCACCTATTGCACCAAAAGCGGCAATAATACCTTCTGGCCTGTCTATAACCTCAATTAAATCACCTTTTTTAAATATATGATACCATTTAAGCGGTTTTCCGTTTAAATATACCTCTTTCGCATTCTTAAACTCTTTTAAGTGAAATAAAGCTAAATGATTATCCCAATTTTTAAAGGATAATTTGCTATCTGTCATACATCTATGAACTATTTTAATCATTATGCTTTATTCCCTTGAACCTCGTAAATTATAGCGTTTTTAGGGATGTTTGAAACCTCAACCCTTGAAAACGTCTTGTGAATATATTGTTTATCGTTTATAGCGTAGCCTATATGCTCAATTTTCCCGTTTCTGAAATGTATTAAACATCCTTCTTTTGCTTTTTCAAGAACAATATATTTTAAATTAGATTTTAACTTACTTTCAAATGGGCTATAATCTATCATTATAGGACAATCAGGAAGCTTAATCCCTTTTTCATCTGAAAAAATATCTTGAACTAAAGTCCAACAATCATTTTCACCCTTTTTATATCTGTCATTTTGGAAGTATTTTAAATAATTCATAGCGTTTATAACCTCTATAAAAACAAATTCGGGAATAATTGCTTATTGTATCTCATTGAACCGCAATTTATATTAAAACTGTGTCTTAAATTTATCGTTGCACTTATTGCATCGTTCGTTATTTGGGGTGCAAATATCTCAAATAAGCCTTTATCAAATTTTTCAGCTATTTCCATTTCACGGTTAACAACGTATAATTGCAATATTATGTTTTCATTACTGCTAACCGTCTGTTGAATAAGATTGGCGGCTAAATTCTGCACGTTTGATATTATAATTTGTGTTCCTTGCTTTTCTGTTTGCGATGGCAAAACAATATCAAAAGGGAATGGTTGATAAGTAACCCCATCAAGTTCAAGGGGTTTTGTATCGTTTATCAAATAGTATTTATCATCCCATAAACTATGCGATAATTCAATACAAAGACTTATCCCACGTCCTAAATATCGTGAAAAACTGTTTTTATCGAGTTCAAAATATCTCTGTGCCATTATAACCTTAATTCAACCCCTGCAAGCAAATTATCATTGTCATTTACTATTAACGGATCATTTTCATTAACAACAAGAAACCAATCAAAAGTTTCAACGCTTGACTCAAAAGCAATAGCTAAACTTAGATTATAATAATTCGAATTAGTATCATATTGCGGTACATCATCAATAAGCCTAGCTGTGCGTTCTATCCCATAACGGCAATCAAATATTTGAAAAGGTAATGTTCCTTGCCGCAATTCGTACTTATACCAACTCATAAAGCGGATGTAATCTGTTCTATCAAGAATAAAATTACATGTTGCTAAGTCTTGAATATCGCTAAACCGTAACCGCCTAAAAGGAATTCCGGCATCAGGTGTTAACTCACTAAAGCCCTTTTGCGGTTTGTTGCTAAATCCATCTATTAAAGGTTTTCCCCATTTCCATTTAATCATTAAACCGCTTGAACTCCTTTTGTATCCTCACGAGAGTAAGCACTTCTGAAACCGCTTGAAGTACGTTCAGAAGCCAAAGCTTCATTTACTTTACGAATGAATACATCCATCGAACCATCGTCTCTTCTGCGTGTTTCAACGCTTGCCCCTGATTGGTTATAAATATTAACATTAACGGCTGTAGAATTACCGCTCCCGCCTGTATTTTCTGCCTCAACTCCAAGCCTGCCATTTGACATTCTGCGTAAAGGCATAACCGCTTCCGCTCCGGCTTCTCCCATTAAACCAGTTCCACCGTTAGCCATAGGAAATATTGTAGGTTTATCAACTACTCCACCTTTAGCAAAAGGGATAACATTGCCATTTTGAAAAACTTGACCATTTGCGGCGGCTACTCCTGCGATAGCGCTTGTCGCACCACCTCCAAAACCAAAGATAGAACCAAAGGCTTTGCTTGCCGCTTTAATAGCTTGTAAAGTTTTTTCTAGGCTAATTTGTTCAAGTAAGTTTTTAATTATTGCTTGCCCTACCATTTGAACAACATTCAAGCCGATTGTTCCTAAACGTTGGAAAGCACTTTCTCCCTGTTGTAAAGGGGTTGTTAACGCACTTGTAAGGTTTGAGCGTATAGAATTTGATATATTTTGCCAATCAAGGCCAATATTACTACTAATAGCAGTATTCATATTTTGCAATTCTACTTGATATTCTTTTAATTGGTTTTTAGCGTTGATAAACTCTTCGCTATTAACCCCCTTTTCAAAATATAACTGTTGCAATAATTCAGTTGTTTTTTGAATCTCTGTATTAAGTTCTTGAACCCTTGTTTTTGGTTTTTCAAAATATGAATTAACTGTTGTTAGTTGTTCTTGCCATTTTTGGTATTCTAATTGTGCCTGACGTACCGCTTCAAGGTCTACAATATCAGCACTTGCAAGTTCTTGCAATTTTTCTCTTGATTGCTGCAAGTTATAATTGAGTTGTTCAAAATTAGACTTGCTTGAAGCTGTCATATTATCAAACGCTTTTTGAACGTTTTCAACTGTTGTTTTTGTTTCTTCAAATTTCTGTTTTGCGGCTAACACATTAGGGGTAATATTTCCCCCTGATTGATATAAAGCTAATTTAAAAGCTTTTTCCGCCTGTTGTGCTTGTTGTTGAGCTTGTTCAAAGGCATCTTTTATTGCTCCTGCGCTTTTAGCAGTTGCACCACCGCCGGAAGAATGACCACCACGGCTACCGCCACCGCCGGAAACACTACCGCCCCCAACATCAGAAATTTTAATAGGGGTTACTTTTGGCGCGCTTTTTGCCTGGTCTCTAAGTGCCTTCATTTGATAAAGAATAGCTTTTTGGTCTGCCATTTTTTCGGTCTTCATTAAAAGCCCTGATCCTTTAGTATAATAATTAGATCCTTCCATACGGGAAATAACAGCAGCATTTTTTTGGTAACGTTGGGTTAATTCTTGCATATTCAATCCGGCTATATCTGAACGCATAACACGAATTGAGTTTATAAATTTAGTTGTAGCTTGCACCATTGTGCGCATGCCGTTTTGCCAGTTTGATACATAACCATTTAAGGAACTTCCGAAAGCTTCTTTTAAATCACCTATAGAATTTTTTAGTTGTGTGTTGGCATCTGCCATTTGCGCGGCTTGCCCTTTGTATCTATCGCCTAATTGCTTAACAATAGCCGACATTTTCTCACTTTCGGTCATTCCTTTACCAAGTTCAACACCATAACGGCTTAATGCGTTTGTATTTGAACCGATAGACTTTGAAACAAGCGTAAAGGCTTGTTCTAAATCCATATCCATTGCCGCCGCAAAATCAACAACCGCCTTTGTCAATTCATCGGTTATAGGAACAGCTCCCATAAAAGCTTGTGCAACTGCTTGAGCTTTTAATATTGCCTCATCCCCGTAGTTAGAATAACTCTGTATATCGCTTGCTAATTGTTGTAAGTGTGTAGAATATTCATCAGTATACACACCGGCATTTTTTAATGATATGTTAAGGCTATTGATTGCTCTTTCTTGTGTTCTGTAAGCCTCAACACTTTCCATAGAGAAGTTGAAGGCTTTTATTGCTCCTTGAATGCCAACATAACCACCAATTAAGGTTTTACCCATACTAATAAGGCTTTGCATTCCGTTTGATTGGTTGGCAAAACCTCCGGTTGCTTTGTCTACAACGCTATTAGCTTCTTTTATTTTTGCATTAGCTTCATTAACATATAGAGTTAGATTCTTAAATTCTTGACTATTAGTATTGCCTTGATAAGCGAGCTCTTTCATTCTTTGAACCGCTTCCCCTACTGCACTTGATGTATCGTGAAAACTTTTAGTAACGTTTGTAGCTCTAAAAAGTTTTTCTTGAGCAAGAAAAGCGGTATTATATGATTGTCCTAGATTGTTTAATTTTTTAGCGTTTTCATCGATAGGATTTTTTAAGGCATTTAATTGCCCTGCTAAATCGTTATAACCTTGTTGTAACTTTTCTATTTGCTCATATTGAGCCTTAACGGTGTTTTCAAGCTCTTTTAATGCACTATCATCTTGTTGTACCGGTCTTGTAAAGTTCGCAAATTGAGCGGATAGGTCATTTAAGGACTTATCAAGGGCATTAAAGCTGTTTTCTAATCCTGAAACATTGAAATTATTTACTTTTTTCTCACAAGTATCCGCACTTTTAGCCACTTCATCAAAATTTGAAACAACTTCTATACGTACTTGCCCATCAGAATTAGCCATTAAATAATCCTTAATCTTTGTGCTTCGTTATAATCAATCAAATACTTTAGCCCTATTGCGTACTTGTAAGGCAAATCGGCAATTTCAACCGTTAATAAACCTGTTTTAAACCATGAATAAATGCCTAAAATCCGAAAAAATTCATCATCCAGGCATTTATAAAGGTTTTCGTATGTGTCAATAGCAATCGGGTTTTTGGGTGTTCCTGCTATTGTTTTTTTGTATCTGTATCTTTTTGGGTAGTCGTTTGTTCCTCTTGCCCCTTTTTGGTAGAGTTCGTAGGCAATTGCGACTTTTTTTCTGTAAGGTGTGCCTCGTTTATCATGGTTGTTAAACGGTTTGCAACCGCATTCATACATTCGTTATGTATTAAAGCAATGTCACCGGATACCCCTACATTTACAAATTCTCTATATGTATTATATTCAATAGGTTTATCACCGTTATAAAGTTCAATTTTGTTTTCAAACCCTATAAAACAGTTACAAACCGCTTCAAATATATTGTTACCGCCAAACATGAAGTTTAAACAGTCTTGAGAATTTGGGCTTTTAAATATGAATTTTGGGGGTTTTTCCATATCTTTATAAATTGAAGGAATAACCTCAATAAATTCATTATTTTGAGCAATTTGAATTTTCATTAATTACCTCTTATGTTGAACTACCGGTAGTAA